ATCCAAAGAGCTCTGATTGAAGCTGCTAGGTTTTCGTATGTTGCTGGACAGAGAAACGATAAGTTTGATTTAACCACTATTATCCTTGCTGCTGGTACGCACACGGTTGATAACAGGCCAGGATTTATACCTTATAATGAGAGTGGAAATGCAAGATATAAAACAAGATTTGGAGACAGCAATCAGATATTAAGTCCATTTGGACTTGGTAGTAACTTTGATTTAACATCACCTGATAACGAACTATTCAAATTAAATAGTGTTCGTGGTGGTGTCATCATTCCAAGAGGTACATCAATTGTAGGTAAGGATCTTCGTAAGACAAAGATAAGACCAAAATATGTTCCAGATCCAGAGAATAATAATATAGATGCATCCGCAATATTCAGACTAACTGGTGCTTGTTATATTTCACAATTTACGATCTTTGATGGTGATCCATCAGGTAACGTATATAAGGATTACACAGGAAACTTATTCACACCAAGTTTCTCACACCACAAACTAACTTGTTTTGAGTATGCTGATGGTGCGAATGCTGTTCGTATTAATGATAGTTTCCTTGACTTAACCTCAACATCAACCGATCTTGATATGTATTATCAGAAGGTTGGTGATGTTTATGATGCTGGTACAGGAAGACCAATCGAACCAGACTTCCCATCAGGTAGTCTTGACTTCCAGACAAGAGTTGAAGAGTATCGTATTGTAGGTTCAAAAGGACAACAGGTTGGTATCTCATCAATTAAATCTGGTGATGGTGCGACTGCATCTACA